TCCATGGTACCATAAGGATGGTGCCAAATTCGAAGTGATCCATATTCTCTCTGCTCTGAGTGGAACGCTAGACCCCTTAATCTCGACATTAACGGGATACCTGTCCAACCATCTGAGGATGTGGGAGATATCAATACGTCCTCTGAACTCATCGACGACGACAGACTTCTCTCCTCGGTATCCATCCCAAAACTTTGTGTTGGGGTCCTTGGGATAGGCGTCCCAACCCGCCTCGTCCCATGCTCTTCTTGATTTTCCGGTTCCAGTCTTTCCCCAAAAACAGAATACTCGTCGTTCCATTGGTTTTGGTTGACTGAAGTCTCCCTGTATCTTTCTGATGGCGTTGTACGATCTGATTCGAACATCTGCCGGAATGGATTCCAAATCCCCCTGTTTGGCGGAGTTCCAAATTGCGTCCCAATCCTTGGGGTCATTTCGTTGTTTCTTAGGTTCTCCAAGGCTGAATGGTCCCTCGACTCTGGTATCATCCTTGGTGACATATTCAATTGCTGAGCGAGCGATGGCGCGTTCGGCATGGCATGTGGATCCGAAACAATTCTTGACGTAAGCCAACCTTCTTGATCTGTCGAAGTGACAAAGTAGTTGCCAGTGGAGGTACCCAGATTCACCTCGTTCGAGTTGTCCAACAAGGTAGCAGACTCCCTCTGGAAGTTCGTCGGGGAAGCTCCAGTCGCAGGCTGGTATGGTGAGTAAGTAGTATCTTGCTTGGGCCATTTCATGTGTTGAGCCGCTAGTGTTACCTTCTATAGCGGCGGCCCACGGCCCATTATATAGGCAACTATCGTCATCGATAACATTTAATCGTGGTAACTGATAATGCATGACGTGATTTCGAATAAATTAAAGTGTCGTCATGTCATTACCCACCCCAGCAACATATAATCCAAGATGGAGTATTAAGAGAAAGGTCCTTGATGCAGCTATGCAAAGTGCAGGCCACGTTAGAAGGAAGTTATTTTCTAACCAGTCTGCTATTGTTGGTGTTCCTGCTGCTGCTGCCGGTACCGCTAGTTATTTGGGTCGTCAAGGTTTTAATACCAGTACTTCCGCAAGAGGAAGTGGCGGTCCCATCAACGAGTTAAATAATTATAATATAACGAGCACTAAGTATAAGAAGTTAAAAAAGAGAAAAGGATCAAAAAAAGCACGTCGTAAAGCTAAAAAGTTTAAGAGCCGTGTGCTAAATATTGTTGGAGGTTATAAAGGACTCAAACAATTAACATTTCAAAGCACTGCACATCCTGGAGCTACTACTGATAATAATGCGAATTATAGGTTTTTAACTATGATTGGTAACGCACCTGCTAATACCACACCTGGAGCCAATGATTTGCGTGAGATTATAGCACGTGATGGATTATCATTGGATACTGCTACTTTAAGAATTCATGGTTTTTATGCAAAGATTATGATTCGTAATGAAGGTGCATCTAATAGTATTATTGATATTTATGAGATTACAAACAAAAAGCCATTGAAAGTTGCGGCAACTACAATGGAATTTGAATTTAATAATGACCTAACGGCTACTGGAGCTATGGCTTCATCTACTGCATGGCTTACTGCTACTGCTGGAGTTAGCAACTGGAATATTAATCCTTTTGTTAACAATTTATTTTTAAAGAAATATGAAGTTTTAACGCGGCGGACAATTCAATTGAAGCCAAATGATTATATTGAATGGGAAGTTAAGAAAGGCAAACAATTTAAATATGATGCTCATAAGCTTGAAGATACTGATATGCTCTATCAAACTAGTATGTACATGATTGTAGTCAGAGGTTATCCTACTCAATCGCCTGCTCTCTCTTATGCTCAGCCCTTAGCTGCTGATGCTTGTCGTGTCTATTATACTCGCACCTTTTCGTATACCCGAGAAACTGCCGGTGTTAATTCCGAGATGGATCCTGCATCTGGTCGTGTTTAATTAAATAAAAAAGGGTTAGGGTTAGGTGCCTATAATGCGGAGCATTATAGCTTAGGGTTAGGTTAGGGTTAGGGTTAGTTTGGTTAGTTATATAGGTTTATTCAAACTCTACACATTCCAACCGTCTGAGGAGGGCGTCGATGGTGGAGGAGTCTGTTCCATGGTACCATAAGGATGGTGCCAAATTCGAAGTGATCCATATTCTCTCTGCTCTGAGTGGAACGCTAGACCCCTTAATCTCGACATTAACGGGATACCTGTCCAACCATCTGAGGATG